GGTTGAAAGACCTAGCGCAAAAAAACCCATTTGGTTTTTACAACTAACTTCCTGTTTTTGACGAATGACGCCAAAACCAAAATTTACCCAACTGGCCGAGCGCATGGGCGTTGACGTGCGAACAATCACCAACTGGCGCAAACGCGACGGATTTCCGCATGACGGCACGGTGGACGAAATAAAAAAATGGGCCGACTCGCACGGACTTGGACGCGTGGGCGGAAGCGGCGGCGGATTGGCCGACCTCAAAGCCGAACTCATGCGCGAGCAAATCCGCCTTGCTCGGTCCAAAAACGAGCGCGAGGCCGGCGCCGTCATCGACCGCGAGGTGGTCGAGGCAATGCTGGTCACGCTCGGGCAAAAGCTGGACCTGCTCTTGCGGCTGAAACTGACGATTGAACTCGGACCGCGAGGCGTCGGCATGAACGCGGCGGAGCTGAACGTCGAGGGTGGCGTGATTCTGAGCGAGATACGCGAGGTCGTGAACGCGAATATTGCGACGTTTGAGGTGGAGGCGTTGGACCGGTCGAGAGCGTGAAAATAGTTGTTGACGAACCTAGCACGCTAGGTTATCGTCATGGCGTCAACAACGACACAACACATGATCAATCCAATACTAATCACCTATCGCAAGTTTGAGAAATGCCCAATCAGCTCCCAAATGCGCGAGCTAGTCGGGCACGTTACAGCGTTTGCCATCACTTACAGCGGACAGCATCACTTTACGGGCGGTCATTGCTGTGGCATGATTTCCGACCAAATGCTGCGCCGGATGGACGCGGGCGAGATGCTTGGCAGTTACAAACAGGACGGCGCAACCGTTGTTTGGAGGACTGAGAAGTGAGCGATCCGATGCACATTCTTTCGCTCGGGGCAGGCGTGCAAAGCTCAACGCTTGCGCTCATGGCGGCGGCTGGCGAGGTTACTCCAATACCTGCCGCCGCGATCTTCTCGGACACGCACGCCGAGCCAAAGGTTGTTTACGATTGGCTGAACTGGCTTGAACCGTTGCTTCCGTTTCCGCTTTACCGAGTCAGCTCCGGGAGTTTGACTGAGGCGGTTTTAAGACCTCGATTTCATCGAAAGCACGGCGGGCGTTATTTCAAAAACCTAATCCCTGCCTTCGTGCTTAACGCAGACGGAACGAGAGGCATAACGGGTCGCGCTTGCACGCAAAACCACAAGCTCATTCCATTTTTCCGAAAGGCTCGGGAACTAGCCAACATCAAACGAGGGCAAAAAACTGTTGGCGTTGTTTCGTGGATTGGAATTTCTCTCGACGAGGTTGGGCGAATGAAACCGTCTCGCCTAAAATGGGTGTCCAACCGATATCCGTTGATTGAAAAGGAAATGTCGCGGAACGACTGCTTGCGCTGGATGGAAGCGCGAGGATTTCCAACCCCCCCCCGTTCGGCTTGCACTTACTGCCCTTTTCACTCGGACCACGAATGGCGGAAAATGAAGATTGAGCAACCCGAAGAGTTTGCGGGAGCGGTCGCGTTTGAGGTCGAGATGCAGCGACTGCGCACAACCGAGAACGGGCCAAACCGCATGAAAGGAAAACTGTTTTTGCACGATTCTATGACTCCGCTTTCCGACGTAGATTTTTCCGAGAACACAACACAAGGGCAACTAAAGTTTCACAACGAGTGTGAGGGGATGTGCGGAGTATGACTAACAGCGATCTTGAAACGATACGCCGAGCGATCTTGCAAGTTTGCGTGGCATACGAAGAACCAGACGGCTCCGAGGCTTTGTCCTGCGCCTTTTATCAACTGCGCCGCGTGCGTGACTACGTTCTGCCGCGCTGCGCTCCCACAGGACGAATCGGCGGTCTGTCCAAGTCCGCCGCGTTGCAGGCCGCACGTCGGGCAAACGGAGCAAAGGGCGGACGGCCGAAGAAGGAAATTTAACTCATGCTTTGCGTCCAAGTCATCTGCTTTTTTTACAACGAAGAAACGCTCTCGCGCCTCTTCGTTCAGCACTACGCTTGGGCCGACGAAATTCTTGCCGTCGTCTCGCGGTCGACGGACCGCACGCGGGAAATGCTCGAGGCGGCGGACAACGTGCGCGTGATGGACTTCGAGTTTCCGAATGGCATGGACGACCAGATAAAGGCCGACACGGTCAACGCGTTGCTCGCCGAACCAACGCCGTTTGAGTAAGATCGTCGTGGACGCCGACGAATTTATCTGGCCGTCGAACAACCTACTCCCACACGACTACCTTGCGAGCGTTCCGAGTCACGTAACGGTGATCGAAGCGCGAATGCGTAACGTCTTTCGCCACCACTCGGAGCGGGACTTGGACCTCGATCAACCTCCGGTTCCGCAGCGTCGCTTCGGAGATCCTGATTACCGCTCGCCGGAGAATGTCATGTACCAGAAGCCAATCGTGATTCGATCAAACCGGAAGATTTGTCTCGATCTCGGGAATCATCGGCAAGCCGGAGGCACCTTTGATCACGCATACTGGTTCGAGGGCGCACACTGGCAAAACGCGGACCCGTCTTTCTCAATCGTTCGGCGTGTTCGGGATCGGCGGGACCGGCAGAGCGAGGCAAATCTGCGCGGAGGCTACGGCATCCAGCACCACCAAGTAACCGAGGAGCACGTTACGCAGCTTTGCAAGGCGCGGAGCAACTGCCCCGAGATCATCCGATGCTAACCGACTTTTGATAAAACCCATGAAACCATTCCAATCCGTTGCGCAGCTCACGTCCGGAGACACAAGCCAGCTTCCAGAACACGAAGATATTCGCGGCTGGAACAGTGACGATCCAATCTTCGACGAGCTTGTCGAACTGCTCTCGCCTAAGACGATCATCGAAGTCGGTTCATGGAAGGGTCGCAGCGCAATGCACTTTGCGCGGGCGACCGAGCGATTCGCCACTGACGTCGTTTGCGTGGACACATGGCTCGGAGGCGTCGATCATGTTCTTTCGAGCGGCTCGGAGGACGACCGACTGCTCGACTCGGTCGGATGTCCAAGGCTTTACCACCAATTCATTCGGAACTTCAAAGATTCGCCGCACGCGCAGCGCGTTTATCCGATTCAAAATACAAGCATCAACGGGGCGAGAATCTTGAGGCATCACAAGGTTTCCGGCGAAATCGTTTACATTGACGGCTCGCACGAATATGCGGACGTCCATCACGACATGTGCGCTTTCTGGCCGCTGGTCTCTTCTGGTGGAATCATGTTCGGCGACGACTTTGGTTTCCTTGGCGTCGGTCCTGCGGTGATGCGTTTCACGATTGAGCAAAATCTTAAGTTTAGCGTAGTGCGTAACAACTTTTGGTTGATCGAAAAAAAGCTAAAGTGACCGCATCCGACCTCCTCTGCGCCACCCTGCGTCTTCCGCAGCCCGACCTCTCGCCGATCTACGATTGGGCCCGGAAGCACATTGTCCTGCCGGAGAGCTACGCGACGCCGGGGCCGTTCAACGTCAAAATTTCGCCGTGGCTCATTCCGATCTTCGACGCGTTGCAAAACCCGCTGGTCCGCCGCGTTCACTTTCGCAAGGCCGTGCAAATCGGCGGAACGCTGGTTGCCGACATTTGGGTGCCGTGGCTCATTTGCAACGACGCCGGGCCTATCTCGTGGACGATGCAGACGGACGAGATGATCGACCGGCATGCGAAGTCGCGGCTCAACCCGATCTTTGAGTCGTGCAAGCCGGTGGCGGCGATGCTTCCGCGAGTCGGGCCGCACCGGACGACGACCGAGATTTACTTCGGCGGATTCTTTTTTCTGCTAAACCCAGCGAATCTTTCGAGTCAGCAGTCGCAGTCCATCCGCTACAAGATCAACGACGAAATTTGGCTTCCGAAGTGGCAGGAGGTTTACGGTCACGCCGTCGCCCGCGTCTCGCGCTTTGAGGAAGTCGGGAGATCGAAGATTTACAACACGAGCCAAGCGCCGATCATGGACATCGAAACCGGCAACGTGGAGGACACGAGTTTCCGCCAAGGGACGCAGCAAGAATGGAGCACCGAGTGCCCGGCGTGCCGCAAGGTTCACCCGATTGCGTTCACCATCGAAAAGAACGAGGATACCGGGCAGCGTGGCGGCGTAGTCTGGGACGCGGCGGCGAGGCGCGATGACGAGACTTGGGACGTTGCGCGGGCCGTCGAGTCGTGCCGCTTCCGCTGCCCGCATTGCGGCCACGAGTCGCCGGACACGGACACGACGCGCACCGGCTGGAAGCGGGCTGGGCGGTTCGTTTCACTGAACACGGCGGCGCCGGCTGAGATTCAGAGCTTCCGCGTCGAGTCGCTCGTCAGCCGGCCGATGCGGCTTCTGGTCGAAGAATTCTGCGAGGCCGACAACCATTTCGTGCGCCAAGGTGACGACAAGATGAAGATCGAGTTCAAGACTAAGCGCGAGGCTAGGCCGTGGATTGTCGAGAAGAAGGTGGTCAATTTGTTCGTGCAGGCGAGCGATTACAGCGTCGCACAGTTCAGCAACGGCGAGGCGATTGACGGCGAGGTGATTCGCTTCATG